GGTCTTTACAGATGGGTAAAGTCAGGGCGCCGCGTCCGCCGCGGGCAGGGTTATCGGGGCCGCGGGGAAGCGGGGCGGGGGTGGTACTCACCCCCACGCGTCCCCTTGCCACTTTCCCCAACTGTACGTCCCCTGCACACTTTTGTGACATCTTCGCCTCCCATGTCGATTCCGCTTGACTTTGACCGAAAAGTATGCTAAGCTGAAAGCTTCTTGATTAGCAGTGACCCCGCGGCTCTCACTACCCGAGGGCATGCGCGGCGGCTTTGGGCCGCGCATGCCCGAGCGGTCGATAGCCGAAGGCTCGCCTGGCTTCGCACTTTAGGGACGGGTGTGCCGTGCGACGGTCTCGGTAAAACGGCCGTGCGGGGCTTGACACCGGTAGGCGAGTGGTCATATTGGGGTGGAGGTGGCACCATGAACGAGAAGGCGGGTGCGCGAGAACGGAAGGTAGCCGCGATGCAGCTGCGCATGGCCCGCAGCCTGCTTGCCGCGAAGGGCGGCTGGTGTACGAAAAGCTGGGCCGTTGACCGGAATGGTCAGCGGGTTCCCGCCGAAAGCCCCTGTGCCGCGGCTTGGTGCGCGTTCGGCGCCTTGCGAGCGGCGCACGCGGGGCCGCTGGCAGAGGACGCCCTGATTGCCGCCTTCGGCAACCTCGGCCGAGTCTTCAAGGTCAACGATACCTGCCGCCGTGTGAGCACCGTTTTGCGCCGGTACGACAGAGCCATCGCCTCTCTGCAGGAAGGCGAGGCATGAACGAGAAGGCAATGGATTCCCTCGCCACCCGCGCCGCATCCATCCTGGCCGACGCGCCTGGGGAGGACGACGGTACGACTGCCACCCCCACGCGCCGGGCCACCCCGCAGATCGTCCTGCAGCCCGAAATAGGCGAAATCGTAGACGGCATGGTGCAGGTAGTGCAGCGGCAGGTGCGCTACTACCTCGCCAGGTCGTACCTCAGCCCAGACGAGGTGCAGGCGCTCAACAGCCTCTCGAAGACGCTCGTCGGCCTGCTCAAGGAAGACCGCACGCAGCGCCGGGACGCCTCGCAGTACACCCGGGAAGAGCTGCTCGAAATCGTGCGCGAGGCAGAGGGGAGCTGTCGATGACCCCTGTGCGCTATGCCAACCCCACGGCGGCGTACCCCAACCTCTCGCGAGTGGCGCCACTGCTGCGAGGGGGCGTGCCCTGCTAGTCGTCAAGATAGAAATGTGGCCCTGGGGACAAGAGTCGCGTAGTCGCGAGATCGGCCGGTGCTACATCAAGAAGGTTGGAGCCGGCTGCGCCCGCGGTGACTACGAGGCGGCTGTCTGCCGCCGCGGCGTCTCGGCGTGCCCATGGCTGCACGGGGACGACGACGCCACGGACAAGCGGCGTCCGACGCCCGTGCGTACGGGTGACGTGAAGAACTACCCACGGTTGTCTTACAACGTCTGGCGCCTGGTGATTCGGTCGCTGCGCGCCTGTTTTCCGGAGGAAAAATGAGGTGCGTGGACTGCAGGCGAAAGGCGACGAAGACCCTGCGCGTGGGCAACGTCATCTGGCTGCTGTGCGAGAGGCACTGCCGGGACACCCAGAAGGCGATGAACCGGATGATGGACTACCCCGACGCCGACCTGGACGAGCCCGAGGCGGGGGCTGACCTGGGCGTGTGGGTGGACCCCGAGCCACCAAAGAGCGCCTAGTTCTGGAGGCTGATTAGAGGGCCGGCGCCCTCGGCGGGCTGTAAACCCGTTGCCTTTTGGCGTAGCGGTTCAACTCCGTCCAGCCTCCACCGTTAGCCGGGATAGCTCAACTGGCAGAGCCCCGCCTTGTAAGCGGGACGACGGGGGTTCGAGTCCCTCTCCCGGCCCCCCACACTGCGGTGTGACCAACGAGAGCAGGGCAGCAGAAGCCCACACGGTCGACCTGCGCAAGGCGCAGAAGTCCGACCTCAACTTCATCCGAAGCACGTGGCTTGAGTCCTACCGAGACGGCCTGGCCGTCCGCGGGGTGCCGCACAAAATCTACTATGGGCGGCATGAGCGCATCATCCGCGCGCTGATGAAGCGCGCCTTTCTGATGGTGCTGGTACGCCGGGACGACCCGGACTACATCGTAGGCTGGGCCTGCTGCGAGAAGACCTCGGGCGGCCTCATCCTGCACTACCTCTACACGCGCGGCAAGTATCGCCGCGGCGGCCTCGCGCGCGCACTGATGACGGCCGTCCTCGACATCGAGAAGCCGGGGGTGGTGTTCTATACCCACCGCACCATGGTGGTGGCCGACTACCGCAAGGCTTGCCTGGCCGCCGACAAGGCATACCCGCTCAAGCAGTGGGTCTACGACCCCTATCTGCCATACATCGACCTGCCCACTTCGTGGGGCCTTGGACCGGCGATTCCTCTGGAGGCGACGTGAGCAAAAGCAACAGCGTGGTGACTTTGGCCCTGGCCGTGCTGGTAGACGGGGTGCCAATCGGGCGCACCCACATCCGCCGCCTGACGCCAGACAAGGGCGGCCCGTTCCTGCAAGGCGACGAGGACCGGGTGTACTACACCGAAGCGGGCAAGCTCTGCTTCGTGCCGATGACGAATGTCGCCCGCTGCGAAATCGCCTGAGTCAAGCCTGGGGGTACAAGAGGCTGCTGCCGAGCTACAGCGGCGCCTAGGACCGCGGCGCAAGCTGCGGGGCCTGTACGGCACGCACAAGGCGCAGGACGCCTTCGTGGCCGACCAAAGCCCTATGCTGCTGGCTGATCCCGGCCGTCGCGGGGGCAAGAGCATGGGCGTGGCCCGTAAGGTCTTCGAGCGCGCCCACATGTTCCCCGGTGAGATGGGGCTCTTCGTGGTGCAGAGCCGCGAGAGCGCCAAGTCCATCATCTGGCCGCCGCTCAAGCAGCTCGCGCAGCTCACGGGTACGAAGCTGCGGTTCTTCGAGCACACCGGTGACGTGCTGTTCCCGAACGGATATCGCCTTCTGCTCCGCGGCTGTAGTACGGAGAAGGAAGTCGACAAGTACCGCGGGCCACGCTACCCAAACGTGCACGTCGACGAGGCGCAGCTCTGCGGCCCGGGGCTTCGCTATCTGTACGAGCAGGTCATCCAGCCGCTCTTCATGGACTTCGGGGACGCGGCACAGTTCACATGCACCGGCACGCCCAACGCGGCCTGTGCCGGACCATTCTACGAGTGGATCCGCGACAAGAAAGGCTCGCACCACCACTGGACGGCGCGCGACAACCCCTACCTGCTGGATGTCGAGCAGTACCTTGCCGAGCGCCGCAAGGAATACGGCGGCCGCACCCCCGCCTACCTGCGAGAGTACGAGGGGCAGTGGATTCGGCAGGAAGGGGCTCTGGTCTTCAACCTGCGGGACGTCAACTTCGTCGAGTCCTGGGAGCCGCGGCCCGATGAGGAGTGGGTGTATACCCTGGGCATTGACCTAGGCTTCGTACACCCCTCGGCCTTCGTGCTCCTGGCCCACGCAGCCGAGCTGCACCGGGTAGTCGTCGTAGAGAGCTGGGAAGAGGTCGGGATGCTGACGCCCGACGTGGGCGTTGCCATCGACAAGTTTCAGGAGGAGTACGACCTGGCCTCGATCGTAGCGGACAGCGGCGGGTACGGGAAGGCAATCGTCGAGGAGCTTAATCGCATCTTCGGCTACAGCGTCACGCCTGCGCGGAAGAGCCAGAAGGCGGCACACCTGCGGATGCTCAACGACGTCATCCACTCCGGCGCCCTTACCATCGTGCGTCCCCGCAACGAGGCCCTCTGCGAGCAGCTCCCGCGCCTGCAGTGGGACGCCCGCGCCCTGGCCCGCAACCGATACGAGCTGACGGCCCGGCAGCAGGACCATCTGGCCGACGCCCTGTCGTACGCCTGGCGCGACACCCTGCCGTTCGGGGAAGACGCCATCGAGGGGCCGACTCCCGGCACGAGCAAGTGGCACCGCGAGCGCGATGACCGCTTGGTGCAACAACTAGAGGACCAGCTCCACCCGCCAGACGGCGAGAACCCATGGCTGTCGTGGGCCCGGCAGGGGTACGCCGGATAGTCCTCCGCTTCCGGGGCCGCGCCTCCCCGGGCGGAGGGACCATCAGCAGGACGCCTTGCCTGCAGGACGGTCTCATACACTATAGTGTCGTGACCGACCCTGTCAAGCTATCCGCCCTGCTCGACGTCCTCAAGGCCCAGGGAGTCAGCTACTTCCGAGATGGCGACTTGGAGGTACGGCTGTTGCCCGAGCCCTCCGCCGCGGATGGCGGTGACGAGGACCAGGGTAAGTGGGACGGCTGGGGCGGCCTCAGCCTCAGTCAGGCGCGGGCAGCGGGGCTCTGCCAGTGATTCCGCAGGACGCCAAGAGGGTCCGTTGGTGGGAAGAAGAGGAGCCGGCGGCACGCGCCCACGCGTGCGCCGCGGGTCTGCATTGGCTGGAGTCACAGGACCAGACCCGCCTCAACGACTATCGTCGGTTCGAACAGCTCTACGAGAACCGCGACTCTACAGATCGCCGTAGCAAACGGGCCCCGGGCAGCATCCTCAACGGCATCAAGATGGCAATCGACACCATTGCCAGTCGCATTGCACACAGCCGCCCGCACGGGCGTGCGCAGACCTTCGGCGCCAACCGCAGCAACCGCAAAAAGGCAATGCTGCAGGAGCGCTGGGTCGAGGCCGAACAGTACCGCTCGGGCCTGGAACGGCACAGCGGCAAGGTCTTCGTCGACGCCTGCCGCTTCGGTACCGGCATTTTCAAGCATCGCCTAGAGGGCACGCATATCGAGACAGACCGCGTGCATCCGCGCGAGGTCTTCGTAGACGTCATCCCAGGCAGCGACCGCAAGCCCAAGACGTACTTTCATCGCGTGGTTCTTCCGCGTGCGCAGGTCATCGCGGACTATCCGGAGCATGAGGAAGCCATCCGGCAGGCCCCGGCCCCGCTCTTCACGGACAGCCCCGGAAACGAGCCGCTCGCGGACGTGGTGGAGGTCATCGAGTCGTGGCACGTGGCCCACGGGGACACCCCTGGGCAGCGCATCCTGGCCTGCGGCGACGCCGAGTTGTCCGCGCCCGCGCCTGGCGACGAGTACGAGCAGTGGCCCTACGAGGATCCGCCCCTCGCCTTCTTCCACTGGGCGGAGCCCAGCACGGGGTTCTGGGGCTACGGTCTCGCCGAGGAGCTGCTCACGCTGCACGTGGACATCAACATCAGTCTCGCGCAGGTGCAGAAGAACATCCCGTACGGAAACTTCCAGGTGTGGCTCAGCTCCCTGGCGTCCCGCACCAAGCCTGGGCGGATGAACAACGCCGCGGGCGCCATCAACCACTACCACGGGAGCCCGCCAGTCTTCCATACGATCGAACCTGTCAGCCAGTCGCTCATGGCCCACGTGGAGCTGCAGTTTCAGCGGCTTATGGCGCAAGCGGGCGTCAGCCTGGACAGTGCCGCGGCCAAGAACACCCTCGGCGCAGACGCTTCTGGGCATGCGCGGCGTCTGTTCCACGAGGTTGAGACGATGCGCTACGCGCTCGTCGAGCGCGCGTGGCAGTGGTTCTGGATGGACAACTACCACCAGTACCTTCGCCTCGGCAAGCTAGCCGCCGACATCAACGGCGGTGACTTCGACGTGGTGGCCAGCCGCGACAAGCACACCCTGCGCACCGTCAAGTGGTCGGATCTCGACCTCGACAAGGACAGCTACGTCATCCGCGTGGCCCCTGTGTCGGCCCTGCCCTACCTCCCGAGCGACCGCATCGCCTACGTATCCGACCTGGTAGCCATGGGCGTCGAGGACGACAAGAAAAAGGTCAAGCGCTTGCTCGGCATGCCGGACCTGGAATCCGAGTACGACCTGGAGAACGCCGGGACGGACAACATCGAGCGACAGATAGAGGCGATGGTCGACGAGGGCCGCCCCGTGCAGCCTACACCCTTCCAGGACCCGCTGGAGGCCATCAGGGTGGCCACGGCCTGGCACGAGCTGACCGCGGACATGGAGGATGTGCCCGAGGACCACCGCGAGCTGCTCCGCGAGTACATCGCGGGCGCCGTGAAGATGCAAGAGAAGGCGGCCATGGCTGCCCTACAGGCCCAGCAAGCGATGGCCGGCGTACAGACGCCGGCAGAGGGGGCTGCAGCCCCCATGGAACCTCAGATGCAACCGGAAGGAACACTACAATGACAGTGGCAACCGAAACCAACCCCGCTACGAGCATTCCCGCACCGAACCCCGCGCCGGCCCCCAAGGCCCCCGTGGCGGCTCCGGATGGCGGGGCCCCACGGCTATCGGCCGACGCCCAGACGGCCCTCAAGGCACTCCTGGAGGCTGCAAAGGCGAAGCCCGAGCCGGCTCCGGTGGACGACGGTCGGGCCGACAAGGCCGAAGTAGCGGCCCTCAAGGCCGAGGTAGCGCAGCTACGTGAGCACAGGGAGCGCGCAGAGGCCCAGGTCACCTGGGACACCGAGAAGGCACGCGTGAAGGCGTCCGTGGTGGACGCGAGCGAAGACTACGTCATGCTGCAGGCCGTCCCGGAGGCGCTCGACATGGTGCTACAGCACCGCACGAGCCACTACCAGGCGACCGGCGAAGTGATTACGGAAGAGGTCGCCGCGCAAGCGGTCGAGAACCAGTTGCGGATGCTGGCCGAGCGCATCGCGCCGGCCGCGAGCAAGGTCCGCAGGCCCGCGCCAAAGGCTGCTCCTAGCCCCCGGCGCCCCACCGAATCACCCGAACCCAAGTACACCCTACCCGACGAGGCCGACCTGGACAGGGAGTTCCTGGCCGCGCTCTGACCTCGCCTTCTTCAAGAGGCTTCGCTTAGCTCATGTCCCAAATCACCCTCGCATCCGCATCCAATGCGCTCAAGAAGCGCTTCTCCCCCACGAACCTGCAGCAAGCCGGCTACAAGCGGCACAAGATGCTCGGCTGGCTCCAGAAGGATACCGACTGGGCCGGCGAGGCACTCCTGCACACGGTCTACCACTCCGGCGGACGCGGCAAGGGCACGACCATTGCCAAGGCGCAGGCCAACCTGAAGCCCGTGGCCATGGCGCGCTTCACCCTCGAACGGCGCCGGCTCTACAGTGTCGGTACCATCGAGCGCGAGTTCCTCAAGGCGTCTCGGGACCAAGCGATGTCGCTGCTCAATGGGCGCATGGCGCTCTTCAAGGCGAAGCAGTACGAGCTGATGCGCGACATCTCGGGCTCGCTCTACGGAGACGGCTCGGGTTCGCGCGGTACAATCGCCGTGGCCGGCATCGCCACCGACACGCCGGCCGCCGAGCAGACGACCATCACGCTGTCGCACCCGGCGCAGGCTGTGCACTTCGAGAAGGGCATGCGACTGGCGGCCGCAGCGACGCCTACTGGCGCCCTGCGTGACTCGGGTGCGCTGTACGAGATCATGGCGCTCAACCGCATCGCCGGCACCCTCGTGGTCGAGGCGGTGGCGGCCCCGGCATCGCCGCCCGTGGCCTGGGCGGACGGTGACCATCTCTTCGAGAGCGGGGACGCGGCAAACGGCGCCTCGGACACCCTCAAGATTGACGGGTTCAACGCCTGGTGCCCCGACGCCGACCCCGTTCTCGGATCCGACGACTTCAAGGGTGTCGACCGAGGCGTGGACGTGTCCCGGCTGTCCGGCATCCGCCTCGACGCCTCGGCGTCCGGTTCGGACGACCTGGAAGCCATCCAGGACATGGGCACTCTCATGCAGCAGGAGGGGGCCGCGCCTGAGGTGTGCTTCGTGAACCCGCGCATTGCTGCGCGCGTGGCGAAGCAGCTGCAGGGGCAGGTCACCTACAACGACGTCAAGTCGACCGATGCGCGAATCTTCTACAGGGGCTTCGTGGTGCAGACGGGCGCCGGTGACGTAACGGTGCTGTCCGACCAGGATTGCCCCGCGAACAAGGGCTGGATGCTCCGCAAGTCGGCGCAGCGGCTCGTGTCGCTCGGGGAAGCGCCACATCTCGTGGACGACGACGGCCTCGTGCTCCTCCGCGGCGCAAGCTCGGACGACTTCGAGGTGCGCTTCGCCATGTACGGCGACCTCGTGGTCGACGAGCCCCAAGAAGTCGGCAACATCACGTTCGCATCGGTGAGCTGATGATTACCGGGCTCAAGAAGACCCTGCGAGCGCTGCTCCCGAAGGACGTGGCTAGCGCCGTAGTCGTCGCGGGCAGCATCGATGGGAACGAGACCTCCGCGCCGGTCGTGGCGGCCTCGCACAACCCCCGAGGTGTCACCTGCACCCGGACCAGCGAGGGGCTCTACGTGCTCACGCTGCCCGGCGCGGGGGCCATCACGCTCGTGTCGTGCGTCATTCAGCTCCGGTCGCCCGACCGGGACCTGATTGCCGTCACGGTACGAAACGAGAGCGCCCGCACGGTCACCATCCGGGTCTACGACACCGACGAGTCCTCGGGCTCGCACGTCGTCGAAGACCTGGAAACCGATGAGGGCTTCGACTACATCGCCGTCCTGAAGGGCTGAGCCATGGCGCGCGTGCGCACCTTGGCACAGCTCCGAGCCGAGGTGCGCGACGGCGCCGGCATCCAAGGTCTGGGGGCCCTAGCCCGGTTCCCAGACAGCACCGTCAACCGCTACATCAACCAGGCGCTCGCGGCGCTCTACGACCTCATCCTCGACCACTCCTCGGGTGACGAGTACACCAACGAGCAGGCGGCCAGCACGGGGGCCGGCAATGAAACCGTAGCATGCCCCGACGATTTCTATCGCCTCAAGGGCGTTCTGGCGCAGGCGGGGCAGAACTGGATTCCGCTGCGGCGGTTCAAGCTGGACCAGGTCGCCGAAGTGGGCGCCGGCACGGCGTACACCATGCGCTACCGGCTCGTGTTTGGCCCCGCCGGCCAATCACCGCAGCTGTACTTCTCCCCCGTGCCGGGGTCTGCCATCCCGCTGCGCATCTTCTACGTACCGTTCGCCCCCGAGCTGAGTGCAGACGCTGACGATTGGGACGGCTTCAACGGCTGGGAGGAGTACGCGGTCAAGTACGCCGTGCTCAACGTGGGCGGCAGCGAGCAGAACCCAGCCATGGGTACCGTCGAGCAGCTCATGGAGCGCGCGCGCGACCGCATCGCCTCTATGGCCGCGGCGCAGGACATGGGCGAGCCTGACCGTATCGGCGTCGTCGAGTTTTCGCGTGGGCAGGAGGACAGCGACTACCCGGACTACGTCGAGAGGCTCTGGAGTTGACCGTCCCGTACCAGCGCAGCGGAAACAACACGCTGGACCAGGTGCAGCAGCGTACGCAGAGCGAGCTGCGGCGCTTGACGGCGCAGGTCGGCAAGCCAGACGTCCCCCAACTTCGAGTCGTGGCAGAGGACTTGGCCGTGGGGGCCACACCGGTGGTAGTGACCATCGGGCAGGCCTGGAGCCACTGGCTGGTGGTCAACATGCAGTCGGGCGTGGTGGTGGCCGAGACCGCACGCACGCGTACTACCCTGACCCTCGTAGCAACCGCCGCCGGCGTCTGCGACATCGCGGTGTTCTGATGGCGCGCGGACTACAGAAGCAGGTCATCACCATTCCCACGGGCGGAGGCATCGACGACAGCGCCGACCCGCGACTCCTGGATGGGCCGCTCATGTCGAAGGCGGAAAATGCTCTCCTCAATAAGCGGGGGGCCTACGAAAAGCGGCGCGGCTTCGAGCAAATGTCCGGCCTGAGCCTGCCAGGAGACACACTGGGCCTCAACAGCGTGCACGACAGGGCCGGGCAGCCGCTGGTCTACGGGCACTTGGGGGCCTTTGGGTTCGACGACGGCGCCGACACCTGGCAACAGCTGCTGGGCTCCACGGCGCCCGTAGGGGTCAAGCGGGAGCTGGAGCTGCACGGAGACGCCAGCGTGCAGTGCTACGACGCCGCGGTGGGCAGCTACGCCACCGGCAACCTGCTGATGGAGACCTGGCTGTCGGGCGGGGTGCTGTGGATGCGCAGCTCGAACCTCGACACCGGGGCTGTCATATTGCCTCCGCAGCGCCTCTCTGTCGAAGCGGACGCCATCGA